AGTTACAGATAAAATTAAACTCAATGGTGAAGTATCTTTCGCACAAGTGGAAGACGCTGACAACACCTACGGTACAAAGTTAGGAATCAAGTATTCTTTTTAAGTTTTAAAATTAAAACTTTTATTAAAGTCCTTGTTATAACAGGGACTTTTTTATTGATTTCGTTTGTAGTAGGGATAACTACCTAGTTCTTAATAAAACTTAATGTAATATATAAGGAATCGAATTATTACTTCCATGTCTTCTAAAAGTACCGCTAAAGCAATTGCTATCGATGTAGAAGAGCAAAAAGCTTATGCAGAACGTGTTAATGGTTGGGCAGCAATGATTGGTATTATTGCAGCTTTAGGTGCATATGCAACTACTGGACAAATCATCCCTGGTATTTTTTAAATGGATTCTCATATAATTACTGAATATGGTAAGCAAAACATCTTTGCGAAAGAAGTTAAGCCTTACCTAGATGAGGATTATAAAGGATATGGCATAGAAGCTGAAAAAGCCAATGGTCGTTGGGCAATGATTGGTATCCTTGCAGCTCTAGGAGCTTATGTTACAACTGGACAAATTATTCCTGGAATCTGGTAGAACTAGACACAAAAAGACCCAGTAACATTAAGCTACTGGGTTTTCTTTTGTAAATTTAAATAGCAATTAGACCTTTTTCTTTTAGTTTTGTTCTTACATTCCCTATATTGTATTTGAAGCTATCTCTAGATCTTGTCTTGGGAAAAGCTGCGTAGTCAGGTCCAAGTTTTAGAGTTCCATCGTCACGCCACTTGAAAAGAGTTGCCTTGTCGACATCTAAAATTTGCGTAGCTCTCCTTACAGAGACCCATCCAGTGTTAGCTTTGGTAGACATAGTTAAGAAATGCAAACACTGTTACAGTATACGAACTGAATTGACTGTCAACAGTCTTAACTATTTTTTTATGTTAGGAAGTACGTATAAGACAACTTAAAATTAGATAACAGCAATTTTGAGTATGTTTCAAAATGAACAGGAACCACTTTCCCTGCTCATCGAAATTACTCCAAAACTAGCGAAAAAACGATATCGACAATCAATATATGAAGCTTGGAATCATCAATGTGGATATTGTGGAGAAAAAGCTACATCTCTTGATCATATAATTCCAAAATTTAAATCTGGTTCTAGTAATAGAAATAATCTTATTCCGGCTTGTCGTAACTGTAATTCTGACAAAGGAAGTTGCAATATGGAGGAATGGTATATAGATCAAATTTTTTATAGTGATCTAAGACTACTTAAGATTAAAGATTGGATGAAAGAATCTTTTAATCGTATATTTTATAATGAATTAGAATTAATAAAATCTAGTTAGATAAATGGGTTACAAAGAAGAGTATGAAGCAACTAGGAAGAAAGCTTACGATCAATATATAAAAACTATAAAAAAAATTGAAGGAGATACTAGTAATATTGATAAGATCAGTTTGAATTGGAATTCAGATAAGAATCAATGGGATGGAGATAATGAAACTACTGATTATGAAGAAAATATTCCTAAAGAACCAACTAAAGCAGATGGTACTCTAGGTAAAGAAAAGTTATATTTAGTAGCTTATAAAGGTGGAGAATCTACCAGTTATAACATTAAAGGACGAGGATATAAAGGTTGGAATCATCAGCCTGTATATGGAGTAACAAAACATAAACCTGAGTGGCAGAATTCTACTGATGGGATTTATATGGAAGTAGATGTTACACGTCCCGAAAATAATTTTAATGCATGGAAAAGGTTAGTTGAGCAGCATTTGTATAGTAGGAAACTTAAAAGCACTACTAGATATTTACCTAATTCACATTGGGCTTCAGGTATTACTGATAAATCCAGTGGAAGCAAAATGAATATACTTGGTGTAGTAAAAAGTGGTCATAGATTCATTAAGGCAGGAGGTAGAGGTTCAACGACATATGGAGCAATTAAAAATTTAGATACTAATGAAACAGGTACTTTATGGAGCAATGCTCATACCCACCAAAATACAGTTCATAATATCAATAGTAGTAGTAGCTATTACAGAGACGGTACACGAAATAGTTTTGCTGGAAAAACTCAAATGCAGAATATAGCAGTAGATATAGATGATAATTATAATACTAAACAAAACGCAGAGGGAGATAGAATTAAAAAGGCAAATATAGAGACAAATAAAAAAAATACAGCAAAAAATAATCTATATACGAAACTAAAAAATGTATCTACTAAAACTCAAGGTGGAGATTATGTTAAACAAAGAGATAAGGTAACAAAAGATGATTTAATAGCAGCTGGTATATCTAATTCCAATGCAAATAAAATTGTAAATCAATTAAAAGGTGTATATAAAGATTTTTATAGAGATGAACATTTACATAAATGGGATAATTCTTTAGGAGCTAAACCTGAATATGGAAATTTTAATGCAAGTTATTATTCTGATAATAATGCTGTAGCTAGAGATAAATATAATGAAGCTGTTGCTAATGATGATATAGATTTAACAGAGGGTTATGGAAGAAATAATTATATGTGGTGGCACTACACCACAGTAGGTAAAGACTCTGGAGCAAGAGGAAATGAAGCTGAAGTATTAAATATGGCTTCAGAATATTTAGAAGAAGCACCAGACATAGTATTAGAAGATGATGGTACAGCAAAGTGGGAAAATCAGACAGATGCTGATGTCATGGCAGTTAGAGATAAACAACTAGGAATTGTAGATGAAGATTTAGATATGATAGAAGACGTGCCTGAAATTAAAGCAGCATGGGAAGAAGCAAAAAATGCTAAAAAAGAAGGGGATACAGATAATTATTGGGTTAAATTAGCTGGTCAGAATTATTTAAAGGTAACTGAACCAGAGCAGTTTGCTTACTTATATAAAATTTCTGCTAGAGGTAATGAAGCCCAGGGAATAGCACCTAATGAAGAGCATAAGAAAGTTATGGATAGTTTAATAGGTACTGGAGCAGGAATTACTGATTTAGAAGATAGAATCACTGAATCTGTTGGTACACAAAATCTATTAAACGTAGAACGGTTCGGTGCTTTAAATCAAAATATTTTGAAAGAAAGTATAGATGAAATGAAAAGAGCTAAAGTTAAAGAACAAGAAATGGCAATGTTTAGAAATTTCGGTCAATTTAATGAGGTATTAAATATTAATGAAACTCTAAGTAATTCAATACTTGGAGACAGTGGTATAGGAGGTTATTTAGCAATTACTGGGGATGATGATTTTGATCAAGATAAATTAGAAAGAAAACTTAGTGGTATAACTGGAGTTAGTAATAATGTTGTTCATAATTGGGAAAAATGGTTTGATGAAAAAATACAACAAAAATATGATGATGATATTGAATTAGGTTATACAGTAGATGATGCAGAACGAAATATAACAATACAAAAAGAGTTTGCCGAAGATTATATTAATAGTTATTTAAAACCTAGATTTGATGAATCTAGATCCATGAGTGAATTTGTTGAATACTTAGACGTAAGACAAGAAGAACAAAACCCGTTTCAAACACAAGATATTCTTAATGCTGTACAACAAGTAGGACAAAGTCATGCTCAGTCTTATTTAGATCAATTAAGATCAGCATCTGATAAAGGTTTTGATTCTACTTTCTATACAGATCCCACTGGAAAAGCAGGTATGAATGAAGCTAGAGAAGCTGACTACACTAAACAAAGAGATATGGTTGCTGCAGATTGGGATAAGGCACAAAATAATCCAGATGAATTAGTTGATCCATTAAACCCAGGTTTAGGAACTTGGCGAGAACAAATATATCGATTTGGAACTGATGTAACTAGTGCAGATCAATTTGCAAGATTACATTATCAGATTAAAGGACAACATGAAAACTATAAATTTGATGGTGCAGAAGATATTATGAGTCCTGGAAAAGTTAAAGAAATGATTTATACACAAATTTTTCCTGCTTTACAAGAGGAAGTAGCTAGACAACCTCATGTATTTGGACAGTTTATACGTCCAGAAGAGTTTGCAGATGACATGTTAGAAGGTATAGACCCTAATGTCCCAGATTCTTGGGAATCTGCTCTTACAGGTTCTGATGGAAAAAGTCTTATTGAAGGATTTACAGGAAGTTTTGATGAATTAAAACAATATGTTATTGATGGAATGAGTGGTAATTCTGCTCTCGATATGAGACAATCTATTAAATATTTAAATGAGAAAAAAGAAAGACCTACTCAGGAGTTATTAGGTATAGATTACATTCAAAGAGACGAAGACTATAATCCAGCTGATCAATTAAAAGGAGATACACAACTATATAAAATTTTTCAAGGTGCTGGCTACGAAGGAACAGAAGACGATTTTTACGATAAAGTTTTTCCTGATTTAGATCCAAGTAGTCAAGAATTACTTACTCAAGCTGGTTCTAAAGACGGTAAGATAACTCTAGGTTCATGGGATGACAGTGATCCATACGCAGCTTTAGGTAGTGTAGAAACACTATTAGGTGACGACTTTGGTAGTTCTACTAAAAAAACTACTACAGATAAAAAAGATAAAAAATCTAGTGTATTTAGTTTTGATCCTTTTGATGATGACGATGACGATGATGATTATAAGAGTGCTAAAGGCCAAGAGATCTTGAGTGACTTTACAAAAGGCTTTAAATTCTTTTAATTTAAGCAATCAAATTAGTACACAAAGTAATAAAATTATGTATTATTATTAATGAATAGTTATAACTTTTATGACAGATTTTTCGAAAGCTGTTACATTAATTCAAAAATATGAAGGCTACAATGAGAAAGCTTACGAAGATCCGTCCACGGGAAAAGAACCTTATACTTTTGGCTATGGCACTCAGTATTACCCTGATGGGAGCCCTGTAAAACAAGGTCACAAATGTACTAGAGAAAAGGCTTTAGAATACTTATTTCATGAAGTTAATTTAATTGAGGAGGAATTAAATAAATTAAATTTAGGTCTAGATCATGGTATGAAACAAGGGTTAATTTCATTTATACATTCTGTAGGATGGGAACCTTTTTTATATAGTGAGATAGTAGATCTTATAGATAATGAGCAGTTTTATAAAGCTGCTGAACAAATTAATCAATGGATATTTGATTATGAACATAAAGCAATCGGTCATTTACTAGATAGGAGAAAAGAAGAAGTAAATTTATTTCTTAGTGAAATAAATAGTTCTGATGAACTACCGACTGGAATTTTATTAACTGCGTTTCGTAACTATGATGGATCTCCAGTACAGACAGAAGCTATTAACCAATTAGAAAGTAAAATAAGCTCTTATTTGCTTGCTAAATTTATAAATAATTTTGAAATTAAAAACCAAGATTTACAATCAACAGTCTTATCTTTAGAAGAATATTATATAGTCAGAGATAAATATGATTACATATTTGACAGGTAGACGTAGAATAACCATATAAGTAACAAAATTTAATGGATAAGCCAGTTGAGCCTAAATCTTTTCAACTGCCATTAGAGCTTCAATTTTCCATGCGTAAAGCTGAGCTACACGCAAAGGAAATGACATGGGATCAATTGCAGTTAGCTTTATTACGTTTATATCATCAAAGACTTATGGAGTGGCATGCTCTTAAATCTTTGATGGCTGATGAAAATGTAAATATAGATTTTGATGTTCCTACTGATATTGAGCTAACTCAATTAGGAGTAAGACATTCAGAAGAATTTGAAGATGATCTTGAGGACGACGAAGATAACGAAGACTTTTTAACCGCCTAAGCTTATTAATTTATCTAAATACCATCTAGCTTTCTTTAAGGATTGTACTCCACCTTTTTTATGTTCACGCCATAGATATTTAGCAATATTTCCTTTTAAATAACCACGAAATTCTTGTTGGTTTAATTGAGCTTCTATAGCGTCAATGCATTCTATTGAACCACTTGCATAATGTGCTGGTTTATTTACTTCATCAAAAGCTTTAAATATATGAGTTTTTAATGCTTCAGCTAAAGGAGAGTCACCATTCTCAATAACTTTTTCATGTAAGGGAAGTGATGGTTCTTCTTTCGTTGCCCAAGGTACAGGACATACTCCATCAGGACAGTCACTTACTTCTCTTTCATTTTTAGATTCTTCTGGTCCTGCCATACGCATCCTTGGCGATGTTTCATCTATCGGGTCAAACCACGCCGCTTCATTGATTCCATTTTCATTTGCTCCGATGGTACTCCCAATGCTATTACTACTTTCTCCGGTCTTGGACTTGTTCCTGGGTACGCTTGAGCTTGTTCCATCGAGGGTATATATCCCGTTAGTCCTCCCCTCGGTTGCCCCTCTGTTGCTAGATTCTTTCTTTCCATCCCTTGTTCGCATAATGCAAGTCCTCTGTTGTATTGATCATACAAGGGAATATCATTATTTTCATTATCAACAGAGCAACCGAAATCTTCTACAGTTGCGTAATGACAATCTAATTCGTCTTTAACGAAATCACCTAAAAAACTAGAGCCAGCCATAGCAATATATGAACCTTGATGTACTGCTTTTACAATATTATCATGGCAAGATTCTATGACCCCACTTACGATCCTCAAAGGGATTCTGGTACTTCTGGAATAGAGGTATCTGATTTAAACCCTGAAGATCAAAGAGATGTTGATTTAAGACGTTTAGATCCAGAAGAAAGAAATATTTATAAGGATATAAAAAGAGACTTTTCTTATCCAAAAGATCAAGAATCTAGTCAAGAAAGAATAAGTAAATTTATGAAATCAGTACGTGCAGCTGGAGAGTATAAACAAAGAAGTGGTATTTCAGAACCTATGGTCAGAGGAAGAACTCCTATAGGTAAAGCAAGTATAGATGGAGTAGAACTACCGAGTCAAAGAACTAGTAATTTTGGTGGCCCAGGAGCAGGAGCTACTGAATATGCTCATAAACCAAAACCTAATTTTGGAAAGCCTTTTGTTTAAACAGAAGCTGTAACTACTTCTTTTGGCTGGTTTTGATACTTTCCTTTTCTATCTCTATAGCTAACTGAACAAGGTTTACCTCTATAGAAAAGTAACTGTGTTATTCCTTCATTTGCATAAATTCTATTCCAAAGACTTGTACAGTTACTAATTTCTAATGTTAAATAACCTTCCCATCCGCCTTCAGCTGGTGTGATATTACATAATATTCCTGTCCGTGCGTAACTAGATTTTCCAGCAGCAATAACAGTTATATCTTCTGGTAGAGATAGTCTTTCATGTGCAACACATAAACAATAACCAAAAGGAGGAAGTAAAAAGTATTCTCCACGTTCATCCTCATGTAGATCAGTAGCTTTTAATATATCTGGATTAAAGTCTTTTGGATCACAATCTCCTGATGATGTACCTCCAAACAGTAAACATTGCTTTGGAGACAAACGAATGTCATAACCATAAGATCCTAATCCATAACTTAATACCTTTTTTCCATCTTTTTCAGATACAACTTTATCAATAAAAGGAGAAATTAATTCGTTACCTAGAGATAGTGCTTTAATCTCCCAATCTGACAAAATACTCATACATTTCCTATTAGGGTATAAATAATCTAACAAAGGATTTTACCTTTTTCAGAGTAAATATCTATAAATTTTTCTATAGAATCTGCTGAATCATCCATTGGTGGGATATACACTAAAAATGATGTACAAGTCTTGTGAGGACTAATTCCTTCACTAGTATTTTTTAGTAATAAAGGTGCTGTTTTCAAGATACAAATAGGAAAATCAAATATTTTTTGTTCATATCTAATCATGTCAGGACAATTTGTAAAATATAAACCTTGTTTAATTTCTTTTGCCAACCAAGAATTATAAAGTTTTCTAAACCAAACAGCATGGGAAGACGTAAGACTAGGTGAAGATGCTCTAGTCATCTTCCATCTTTGGTTTTTCTTATCCCAAAAGTACGCTCCACTAGGTGGAAATAAATATACATTTCCATACCATTGTTGGGAATTTAAACCATCATCAGAGGGTGAAAAAAAATCCTCTGCTTCAACATATTTATTAGCTACTTTGGAACTAGCTACATCTAATTGAATACCTTCTAATAAGGCATGTGCAGATGCAATTAAATCATAATTAGTTATTAATTCTAAATCTTCTTTTCTTTTTCTTATATCATGTATGGCCACTATTCTAAGGATCTATTGAACAAGGAGCTAAATCAGGTGCTTCGTCTATGTAGTTGTAATCTATTTGGAAGTATCTCATCCCATCTTTATCATTTATTATGTATCCAGCAAGTTTTTTAGGATCTATTTCTTTTGCCCTATTAAGTATCCGTCTGAAACTTTCTGCTAAATCACCATTATTTTCACTTTCTGATTTCTCTTGAGCAGAGTGAAGTTCTTCTAATGTCATAAAAAACATAGATCTTTCTTTATTAGTTGGTTGAAACACCATTACCCCTGGACCTTCTGCGTTCCAAAATTTTAAGTACTGCTCACCTAAGTCTCCTAATATAAATTTTATTGTTGTATCTAGCATCTTGGCTTTTGTTTCATCCATTTCTTTTCCGATGATAGAAGCAAGTAATTGTTCTCTTCTGTTCATTTTGCTATCAATCCTTGACGAGTTAATGATTCTACTAGTTTAGGCATTGGTTGATACAAGACAACCATTTTGCCTAAGATACCTCTTTTCTTTACAAGTTTTCCCTCTTCATCTCTGACTTTATTAAATTCACCTGATCTTATTAGATATTCAGCTACACATCTTAAACGTCGTTTTAATGGAAGTTCAGCTTTAGGAAATTTTCCACATATAGTATCTGGTTGCATATCTTTAAAAGCTAGACGTAGTCTATTAGCTAATGTCATATTTGAGTTAACATCTTCTTGTTCATAGTTTTTAACATTTTCTAAATATCGTTGTAAACATTTAGTATCAAAAGAACCATCTGGAGGTAGAAAAATACTTACTTGTTTAACTAAAGATTCAGGTAATAACTCAGTATGGTTTTCTATAGTTATTTCTTCAATTTTTATATTATTGAATCGATGTGAAATCATGTTAATTTTCCACTACTAGTAGATACATACATAGGAGAAGCTTGTTTTCGATAATCTTGCGATACTAGATCTCTATTTTTTGCAAAAGATTGAACTAATTTATTCCAAGGAATTCTAATTAATGCTTTTCTCCCTGAGTCTGGAGATGCGTTTACATAATGAATTCCTTCTACCCAACCCTTACTTGGATTTTTACGTCCAATTGCCATCCAATTTCTTAAAGTCTGATCAGATACTCCAAGTCTTCGTGAACATTCTTCAGTAGAAATATATTCATCTGAAAAAGCTTCAGGGCTTAAGATATCTGTCTCACCTTTTTCATATTTACTATGCCAAATAGAAGATAAGATATTCTTTATTCCTTTTAGTTCCCATGCAATATCTTCTAGTCCTTTTTTTAATCCATTTGACATAATACCACTCCTATTAATTAGATGCTAATGTGTAAGAAATAATTTGCATCAATGGAAGAACAAGTACCTCCTAGTCAACAGCCTATTCCTCAACCTTCTCAACCTCAAATTACACCTGAACAACTTGCAGAAATGAAAGCTAGAGCCAGACAACTAGCTATACAACAAACTTTAGCGCAAAACCCAAGAAATTACGCCCCTAATCAACAAATAGTCTACGTAAGAAGGAATCTAACTATTGCTGAAATTGCTTTAGTATTATTGTTAGCTTGTGGACTAGTAACAGGAATTCAATTCAGTTGGAATTTTGCACGTAATGTTTTACCAAGAATTGAAGTCCAAATAAAATAATTAACAGAATACTAGATCTATAATTATTAGATAAGTGTGTAATATAGTGGCTTGTGGCAAACCGTCGAATAACCGAATTACAAGAGCAAGCCGGTTTAGATTTAGCCGAAGCTGATCTCTTTAATATAGTACGTATTTCTGAACCAGACCCTGCGTTAAAAAATAAAAAGTTAACTATATCAGGAACAAAAGCTTACTTAAATGTATACTATCTTCCTAGAACTGGGGGAACTGTAAGCGGAAGTGTAACTGTACAAGATAATTTAACAGTAGAAGATTTAACTACTACATCAGGTTTAACAGTTACAAATGCTACTACTTTAAGTGGTGTCATTGTACAAAACGATGCAACAGTTACAGGTGACTTTAGTGCTGCAACCATTACTGGTAATGCAATTCGGGGAACAAATATTACAGGACAAATAGTTAGTGGTGTAAATGTTTCTGGTACAACAGTTACTGCATCTACAGGTACTTTTACTCGTTTAACAGGAATAACTACAACTGGTACTTCAGCTCAATTTACTTCTATTACAGGTGGAACTATTAGTGGTACAACTATCACTGGTATTACAGTTAGATCTACTACAGGTATTTTTGGAGAAATAGATACTCCTTCTCTTGGAGTTGGAAACTTAACTGTACAAACAGGATTAGTTGTTTCTGGTACTGCAAATATACAAGATATAAGAACTAGTGGAACAATATCTGGAGCAATAATAACCGGCAGTACAAAAATTCTTTCACCTTTAATTACTGGTGCAACAGTTGTTGGTACAACTACAATTTCAGGAACAACAGTTACTGGTACTGATGGTAAGTTTACAAATTTAAATGCTACAAATATTACAGGAGCAACAATTGTAAGCGGAGCAGTTGTATCTGGGAACTTTGGAAGATTTGGTGCTGTAACAGGTATTTCAGGAACATTTACTCAAATTCTTTCTGGAGCAATTATTACAGGAGATGCAGGTAGATATACAACTTTTACAGGAACTACAGGTGTATTTACTTCTTTAACAGGAACAGCAATTTCAGGTACAAATGCAACAATAACAAATATTACAGGAACAATTATTCGAGGAAATACAAAATTATCAGGAGCAATTGTTACTGGAGATGCTGGTCAGTATACAGTTTTAACTGGTGAAACAATTCAAGCGACTACAAAATTATCAGGTACTGTAGTCACTGGTAGTACATCTGTTAGTGCTCCATTAATTACTGGAGCAACAGTTGTAGGTACCACCCTAGTTTCAGGTTTAACAGTTAGTGGTAATACAGGTAAGTTTACTAATGCAACAGGTATTAATATTGTTGCTACAACTTTACTATCTGGAACCACAGTTACTGGTACTCATGGAAAATTTACAAATGCAACAGCTACTAATATAACTGGAACTACAGTCACTGGTACGACTGCTAACTTCACCACAGTTAATGCAGTAGATCTTAACGTTACTGAGGATTTAGATATAACTGATGATCTAGTTGTTGGTGGTGATTTAACAGTCACAGGAACAATTACAGGTAAATCAACAATTAGCGGAGTAACACTAACAGGAACAACAGCTAATTTTACAAATGTAAATGGAGTTAATATAACTGGAAGCACAATGGTTTCTGGTGCAACTATCAAAATGAGTGGAGATACAGTTGCAACTCAAACATATGCATCAGACTCTTCTATTGTTTTTGCAATAGCTCTTGGATAAGTGAACTTATAATTAAAACATTAGTGATAAGGTTTTAAAAATAAATGGCTCGTTTTCAATCGGTTTGCCGAGCAAGTATTTCAAATAATTCTGGTTCACCAACAACCATTATTACAGGAGTTACAAAAGAAAGTGGTATCCCTACTAGTCCTGCTGCTACTTATGGAGTTGTCTTAAGTATTTTGGCATCAAATAAAACAGCTAACTCTGCAGATGTAACAGTCAATTTAATAAAAAAAGGAGGAACAGGAGATGAAGTAACAGCTTCTTTGATTACTTCTGGAAATGTACCAAATAAATCTTCTTTAGAATTTATGACGGGAAATAAAATTATTATTGAACCAGGAGATTGGATTAAAGCTTACGCAGGAACTGCAAGTGCAATAGATATAACTGTTTCTTACATGCTTAACCCACAAGACACAGCCATTGTTTAATCATGCCATATATAGGTAACACTACTTCTGATTTCAGTGTTGACACTGGAAATATAACTAATAGGGCAGTAACTGCTTTAAAGCTCAGTCCTTCAAGTGTTGGATCTAATGGTCAAGTATTAAGTGTAGATGGAAGTGGAAATTTACAATGGAGTGCTGATGCTTCAGGAACTTCATTAACAGGAAGTACAAATAATACAATCACAACAGTTACAGGTGCTAATGCTATTACAGGTGAAGCAAATCTTACTTTTAATGATAGTGTTTTATCTATTATTAATACGAGTAATTTAGGTGATGCTTTTTTATATATAAAAGCAGGAGAAGCTGGTGCGTCGGTAATAGAGCTTCAGGCTGATGAAGCTGATGATAGTAATGATCTTTGGCGTATTCAAAATGCAGGAGACTCGAAGCTAGGATTTAGAAGTAAAGAAAGTGGTAGTTGGGTTGAAAAATTAGGAATAACAGCAGATGGAAACACAACTTTTGCAGGAAGTCTTATCATTTCCGAAGATAATGCAATTCACTTAAAGGGAGCTACTGATAGTGATCTTGATTCAATTGTAAGAGAAAGCAGTGGTAATGCATTACTAATTAACTCTCGTAATGATGCAATATTAAATATTGATTCTAATGGGGATTCCACTGATGCACACTTTGCTGTAGCACACGGAGCTGCTACTAGTGGTTCAACTGAATTATTCAGAATTGACGAAAGCTGCAGAGTTGGGATTGGTGGAAACGGTACAGGTAATGGACTTGGTGTCTTTCTAAGAAGAAGTGCTCCTACTACAACGAATTTTTACGAAGCGTCTGACGGCACAAAGGCAATGATAGCTGGTGTTGACTCAACACTTGATTATGTAAAAATAGGTTCTTTAACAGCTCATCGTCTTGGTCTTGTTGCTAGTAACGGTGAAAAAATTAGTGTTCTTGCAGATGGAAAAGTAGGTATAGGTACAACGAGTCCAGGTTGGAATTTACAAGTGAGTGGTAGCAATACGACTATTGACATAGAGGCTACAGGCTGGGCGCAACTGAGATTAACTGGTGGTTCAAGTGAGAACTACATTACAAGTGACGATAATTTATCTTTTTATGTTGGCGGTACTGAAAAAGTATTTATTAACACTGATGGAGCCGTAGGCATAGGTACTGACGATCCTAGAGGAAGTAGCACTTATCAAGGCTTAGAACTTAATGGAACTTCTGGCGGAGTAGTTACCTTTTCAGTTAATGAAGTTGAGAAATGGAACGTATATGGTGCGGATGCAGTGTATGGAATTTATGACAGAGTTAATACTAGATATAATTTTAAATGTCATAGCGATGGAGATGTTGAATTACCATCTGGAAACCTAAAGTTAGCAAGCGGTAAAGGTATCATGTTCCATCCGCATGATGCGGCAGTTTCATCTCCTGGTTCCGATAGTAATCTATTGGACGACTATGAAGAAGGGACATTCGATCCGACATTAAGAGGACATGATGGTTCATCGTGGAGTGAAGTAACTTTTGATTCTGTAATTAGATATGGGTGGTACACAAAAATAGGAAATGTCTGTCGTGTATGGATACGGTTTTATAATTTCCATATTGATAGCGGCTTTGATGGCGATTTAGCAGCAGTAGGTGGTCTACCTTTTAGCTCTTCAAATACTGCTTATAAAGAAAATATTTTATCTATATGTAATGCAAATGCGTTTGCCGAAAGTGGAGCATATAATATTGCTTTAGATTACAACACTAATACTGGTATTACTAGGTTAATGTCTGGTACCGGTTCAGGTTATGCAACTTTTAGTGGTAGTACTGGCAGATATTTAACAATCTCTGGTTCCTATTCTGTCGGATAACCTATAGACCGTTAGCAAGTCTCTAAACTCTAACAATGGAAACTTATTATGCATAATAAATGGCATTAACAACAATAAACAGCGGTGGAGTTAAAGATGACTCCATCGTTAACGCAGATATTAAATCCGATGCAGCGATAGCATT